TTCTGCGCCGTATTCGGTGTTCTGCTTGTCGATCCCTGGTTGGAGGGTTAGTCTTAGATACGCCATTACAGGTACTCTGCCTCTGCTTGCCGTCGTTTAACGAGACCACGGAGGATTCTGCCGCCACCACGAATCCACTTAGCCAACTCAGTTCTTGCGCCGTCCCAGTCTTCTTCGTTGATGCGCCTTTTGAGCGTTGAGGCACGGTACCGTGCCACCCCTAGATTGTAAGCAAAATCTGTTATAGCGCCAAGAACTTCAGGATGTCGAGCTAAATTGGGGGAAGCCCTAAAAACACCCACCCGGTAGTTGTGTCTCAGTTCATGTTGCAGCCACTGCTCCGCAACCTCTTTGGTTATTGGCGGGTCATCCTTGGTTACCTGCGTCCCGTCTGGTTTAAAGACCGTTCCGTAGCCAATCGTGAGATAGCCCGCTGGGCAAAGGTATGGCGTAGCAGAAAAGCCCTCAAACCGGCGGCACAAGGCAGCGGCGATCTCAAGACTTTTATCAGCCTTTTCCATTGTTCATGTGGTGCAGCGTCCGGCTAATGAACCAGAACGAAAGAATCATGCTCAGCATCGCCATGTCGTCCTTGTTCCACATCTCAAGCAGGACCACCCGCCAGTCACCGTTTTGTTCAAGGGCCAAGAGGTATGCAGCGAGCTTCACACAGAAATACGCCGTCACAAAAGCGTAGGTCACCATCGGACGGACAAGGGCTGAGATCCCTGCTATGACTTTACCTGCCGCCCTTGCGGTTTTACCCTGCTCTTCAATCGCCCTGCCGATTGCATCGACTTCAGCCATCGTCATCTGAGCCTCGGTCTGGCGCATGTGGATTTCACCACGGACCTTGGCAAACTCCATCTCGGCGTTTAAAAGCGCAAGCTCATGCGAGCGCTCAGACTTCCTGTCCCAGAGCTTTAAGACCTCAGGGGCTAGACGAAACAAGCCCCCGAGAAGACCGCCGAATAAAGACTCAAGCATCCGGTTCCTTTGGTAGCTGCTCTTCAGCCTGCTCTTTAATCTTCACAATCAGAGGCCAGACACCTGAGTGTGATGGCAGGTTTCCGAGGGTTTGCAGGATGAAGTTAATTTCTTCTACGGACAATTCGATTTTCATTAGTTACCTCTGTGTGCAGCGATAGCAGCGTTGAGTGGCGCAAGGTCTTGGTCTTGCATGAAATCCTTTGAGACCATGATTTCTAGGTGAGAAACATTGCGCTCAACACAGTCTGCCCATTCAGCATCGTCCATGCCTTCAGGTTGACCTGCGTTTAAGAGGTTGACGCTATCCATTGCTGCCGAGAGATGGCGCTGGATTTCTTCAGGGGTTAGGGTTTCGGTCATGATTAAACTCCGGGGCTAGGTGGGTTAGGGTCATACGGCTGGGGAGATGGCTGGCTCCAAGCGTAGTTGGCGATGTTGAGGTAGTAAGCCTCATCCAGCACCGTGGATGCCTGCGGATCGTTGGGTACGAGGACGCAGCGCCAGTAGGTTGACGAGATGACAACTCCGTCCTTGAGGACATCGGTGGTCTTGCGGACTCCAATGCACCCGTTGGGCTGGATGTCGAATTGAGAGATGTATGTGACTTCGGTGAATGTTGACATGATTTTTTCCTCTATTAGGATTGGGGATAGGAAATGCAGAAATCAATGATGGTTCCGTTGCCCGGTGCGCTTGCTTGGATTACTTGAGCGTCAAACGAGCCGTCAATGTATGTGACATACAAAACACTTGATGCGCCACGAGTGCTAAACGACACGCCTTGAATTGCTGTTTGTCCAAGTTTGGAAGCCTGAATCGCCCCGCTTGCACTTGTACCGGCTGCGCATCCAAATGGAAGCCCCGTAATTTGCAAATTTCCAGATGGACTACCAGAAACACTACTGACCGTGATTGCGGCATACAAAGTCACCATGTTCCCTATTTTGGTGTATGAGCCAGTAGCTACGCTTAAACTAAAAGTGCCCGGAGTAGAGCTGCCAGCCAATCCCGGTGTCCAACTCCCACGCTCATAGTCATCCAGCGTGTTGGCGTCAGACGATGCGGATTGGGTGGCGGGGAAGGTGATGCCTGTACCTGACTGCGGCACTGCCCCTTCAAGCGACAATGTTTTGTTGTCTGCCGTAGCAACCAGCGGATTCCCATCCCCGTCGGAAAGGACGATGTAGTTGCTGGAAGTGCGGATGTCGAGGCCACCTTGGTTGCCGTTGTAGCTGCCGAGAATGGTGTTCTTGGAGCCGGTTGTTACATTAACGCCTGATTGAAAACCAACAAATGTATTAGTTGCACCTGTGGTGTAATAAGCAGCTTGATCTCCGATAAAAGTATTCTGAGAAGATGCAGTATTTGAATAACCAGCTTGACGACCAAAATAAACACCTGTAGCACCAGTAGTATTACTATACCCCGCCTGATAACCCACAGCGGTGTTGTTGTTGGCGGTGGTGTTGGCGGTAAGTGCATATCTACCAATAGCTGTATTGTTATCGCCTGTCGTCGTGTTTTGGGCAGAATTGTGACCGACAGCAGTATTACCTGCTGGTGTAGTTTGTGCAGATAATGAAACAGCGCCGATGGCGACAGGCTGGCCTGTTGTATTTGCAGTGGCAGCATCTTGGCCTACGGCGACACCATAACTGCCTGTTGTGTTTGCATATAACGCACCCTCGCCAACGGCAACAAGCCCTGTCCCAGTAGTATTACTATACCCAGCCTGATACCCAACAGCAGTGTTGTTAGAGGCGGTGGTGTTGTTAGCAAGAGCCGCCGTTCCGATTGCAATGTTGTTGCGACCAGTGGTGTTGTAATACAGGGGGCCAAGTTGACCATCCGTGTTATCCCAACTACCAACCGCAGTGTTGGATTGACCAGTGGTGTTGCTGTACAGCGCCGTAGAGCCAATCGCGCAGATGCCTGCTCCGGTGGTGGTGTTGTATGCGGCTTGGAAGCCAACCGCAGTGTTACGAGCAGTTGTGGTGGTTGAGAAAAGTGCTTGATAGCCAACTGCTGTATGTGCGCCACCAGTGGTGTTTAGCAACAGCGCCTGATGACCAAAAGCAGCGTTATTACTTCCAGTTGTGTTTGCACGCATTGCACCAGCACCAAAAGCAGCGTTATTGGAGCCAGTGGTGTTGTTGTATCCGGTAGCAATCCCGTTAGGGTCAATGCCACCAAAGAAACTGTTGTGAGCGCCAGTAGTATTACTATATCCAACTTGATAACCTACAGCAGTGTTGTGAGAGGCGGTGGTGTTAGAGGCAAGTGCTTGATAGCCAGAGGCGGTGTTGTTTGATCCAGTGGTAAGAGAGTTAAGTGCCGCATTACCCGTTGCCGTGTTGTAGGAACCACTAGTCAAAGCGCGCATATTGACGCGACCAAAAGCGGCGTTTTCACTTCCAGTAACGCCAACACTTTGATCCATAATGGATGCGCCAAAAGCAGTGTTCTGACTGCCTGTTGTTATGACATATCCCGCTTGATAACCAACAGCAGTATTTTGCGAACCTGTAGTGTTATTTATGAGCGCATCTGAACCCACCGCAGTGTTGGTGGACACAGCACCTGCGCCTTTACCGACTGTGAGGCCGGAGATCGTTGCGTCAGTATCAACAACAAGTTTTCCACCGCCAGTATTGTCAGAAAAACGAATGTTAGTGCTATTGAGGTACACATCCCACTGGTTTGTTCCAGAGGCACCATAAACTCGTAATCCATTTCCGGCAGAACTTGTAAACTTTGCGCCAACGCCAGTGTTTAAAATAGAAACCGCCCCAGTCGAATCAGCAATCGACATTGCTGCCGTGCTGTCCTTGGCCTTGATGTTGGTGACTTCAATGCTGGTAGTATCTACCGTAGTAGCGTTGACTGTTGTGATGTTTCCAGTAGTGCTGGACAGGCTTGTGATCGTGACTACACCCGTTGAGTCTGCAATCGATCCAGCCGCAGTCCCATCTTTCGCCTTCAGGTTCGTAACTTCGATATTCGTCAGATCCGCTGTCGTGGCATTCAGTTGAGCCACACCAGACACGTTATTCGAATCATCAATCGTTACACCGGAGTTCTGGACGATCTGTCCAGTTGTCCCATCGAACCGAGCGACTGCATTATCCGTGGCAGACGCCGGACCAACCACCCCAACAATCTCATAATCTGTGCCGTTAAAGGCCACCATGCCCGTCGTTCCGGGCTGGAATGTCACACCCGTCTGGCCCGAAGCCTTCACCGTCAGCGTGTAGGTCGCATCCGCATTGATCACCCGATAAGCCCGAGCAGAAGCAGGCGCCGTGATCGTTGAGTTTGCAGCCAGAGAAGAAGCCTTCAGCGTCGCATACTGAGCACTTGAGTTGGCAATGTTTGTTCCGCTGGAGTTACCTTCCGTTGTCGAGATCGTCAACGCACCAGCCGTGAAGTCCGAGCTGGTCAGCGAGACCATACCGGCAATCGCAATGTCAAGGTATTCGGTCAGGCCGTTGTTCGTTACGTCGCCCCAAGTACCAGACTCAGTACCCGTTACCGGAAGCGGAAGATCCAAAAGTGTCGTGCGATTAATCGTCATTTAAAGCTCCTTAACGCTTCTAGCGCCTTTAGCGCTTTTAAGTCTGAACCTGTGTCCAAACCGCATTGTTCCCGTCATTTACCACAGCCCACGATGCGCCTTGCGCATCATCCACCGCCTGCCAGTTCGCGGTCTGCGCATCAGGGACCACGCCCCACACCAAGACTCGCCCTACCTGCCCCACGGCAGATACCCCAACCACGTGTACGTCCGCATTTGCTGTAGTACTGACTGTACCAACAAATGCAGTTGCTTGAAAGCCCGTGACAGAGACATTTGCATCGCCAACAATAACAACGGAACCAACAGCACCCGTTGCCGAAACACCCGTAACATTGACGTCCGCACCGCCCGTAACCGCAACAGAACCGACCGACGCCACAACACCAAAGCCGGTAACAAGAACGTCCGCGTTGGCCGCGACTGTGACAACACCAACCGCTGCTGTCCCTTCAACACCAACCAACGTGACATTCGCATCACCAACAACGGCAACCGAGCCAACCGCTCCAGTTGCCTCCAGCCCCGTGACATTGACGTCCGCATTTGCAGTGACCGTGACCGCTCCGACCGAAGCCGTCGCTGAAACACCCGTGACACTGACATTCGCATCCGCTGCAACAACAACCGAGCCGACAGCGCCAGTGGCCGCGATGTCCAGACCAAGGCTCTCGCCCCAGGGATCGTCACCCCAGCCAACACCAGAGGCATTCCAGCCTTGGAAAGCAACGATGACGTTAGCCACATTTTAGCCCTGTCTAGGCAATACGGATGATCGCAGAGGTCGAATCAGCCGTCGGGAAGATGATCGTAAACGTCCCGTTGGTCGATGTCTTTGCACCGCTGAAATCCAACACGCATACCGAAGGATCGCCCGTAGCAGAGTCGTTGTAAATCAACGCACCATATGCCGTGATCGTCGCCGACGTAAAGGACAGGTCCGCAAAGTCCGTAAATGCAGTCGTGCCCGTGGAAGTGGGCGTAACATTGGTCAGAGTGCCGCCGCCAGCTGCGTAAGTACCAGAGTTGCCTACCTCATCCGACGCAGTGTATGCGGTGGTTGCAGCCGTAAACGACGCATTGTTGTCGTACAGGGCCAGCTTGAACGTATTGCCCGTGCTGGTCGTGAAGTTGTGCACACCCTGCATCAATTCAACCTTGAAGCTGGTGCAGAGAAAATTTCCCGTAAAAGCCATTTTAGTCCTCCAGGAGCTTTAAAAGCTCAGAATTTCCCGATTGGGATAGTCGATTCGCAATAGTCACGCGATCCTGGCGGACCGCCTCTTCCAGATAAAACTCAACAACAGATTGAATTCGAGCCTTAAAGGCTAACGCCTGCTCGCGAATGGCAGGATGGGAGTTGTCCCCCACACTGATGATCTTGTCCGCTGCCCGCGCAGCAAGCTCCTGCGGGGTAAACCCACGGTTTTCGGTAGTCTGTACGGTGACGCCACCAAGGAGAACGGAAGGAGCGAAGCTAATCATGGGCCGGGAGAATCCGATTTAAGTGGGATACGAATCATGCCGTCACGGTACTCATCGCGACGACGGCGACCCTGCTGCTCAAAGCCCAGACCCTGGATGGCCTGCTTGTAGCTGTTGTCAAAGTACTGAAGCATCTCCAGAGGGCCCTTAGTGTAGCTATACGCCTGAATCAAGCATGCATAAAGCAGCGCTTCAGGCGCATTTGTACTAATCCACGTGGTCTGATTCGCGGCCGAAAGTTGCGCAGGGCGGTAGATGTAGCCCAGTTCCACGGCAAAATCGGCGTTTGGCGTGGGCGCAATGTAAAAGGTATTCTGGTCCCAAACACTGTAGTACTTGGGCACGCCAGTCGACGCCCCATTGGGCCAGTACTCTTTCATAAAAGACGTGTCACGGAAGTCTAGGAAGATCTGATCAGACCCGCTGGTGATGATCATGTAGCGGTGGGTCAGAATGTCCGTAGGCGCCGTGAGAAACTTGTTCCCGGTGGTCATGTTGGCCGAGACCTCGAGCTTAAACACGTCCAGATCGATATCGCGAAGAATCCGGTTCTCCGCCATTGTGATGAACGTGTCAATGACCGAATTGGTGAAGACATTGCTGTCCACCTCGGTATAGTTACGGATGTTGGTAACGAGCTCGTTGTAGTTCATGAAATCACCACCGTGACTTTTCCTACCTGGCCCAAACCAACACAAGCCTGACTAATGGGCTCGGGCTGCATGTTGATCGTATTGTTCGCAGTGCCGATGCTGTTAAAAGCAGAAAAGCCCGGTGCACCAACAAACACGCTTACAGGCTCTATTCTATCAGGACGTGGGTCCTGTAAGGCAATAGCATCGCCACGATATCGTAAAGGCTCTAGCTGAGGCTCTTTTGGCTCGTAATCCTCTGGGCAGACCTTGTACCCGCGCCAGTTCTTGCGAAGGACTAAGAAAGGGTACCGCTGCCCGCAGTAGTCGCAAAGACCATACGAGTACTTGCCGGTTGCATATGCCACGTCATGCCCCTACGTCCGGAGTAAAGTACACGCTTGCCGTGTCACGATCCTCCGCAGCCGCACGTGCAAACTCTTCTTCGTAAAGCGCCTTCAAAGCCTGCGTCCGGTCAGGAGCATACTTGAGGGACAGATAGTAGGCCAATCCAGCTGCCAGGCAAGGTAGGAAGCGGAAATTGACATCCGCCGTGTTGGTATAAGCGCCTGCATCCTGAATGCGGCGTATCCTATAGTATACAAACGTGTAGCTCTGGTCCGCTGCGGGATAGAAAAACACCTTTGGCACATTCGTCCGCTGCACATAGTACTGCGCTGGCCGGGCCTGTGTGTTCTTATCCGGGACGTTTAGATATTCCTCCCGGCTGATCCGCTCGATGTTAATGTCCGTGATCGTTCCGCTAACGTTCTGACGGATCACAGCAGACAAGACGTTCACCGTGTCGGTGGCCAAGGAGATCTCATTAACGCCCTGGGTCAAAGCATAGGTCGCCTGCTCAATGGTCCAGAGGTTTAGGCCCCGATTGGCCCAGTCCAGGAACAACAGATTCAAGGACCGACGAGCGGACGACAGCTGATAGCCGCCTTGCATCCGCATGCCGCAGCGCTCAAACGCCTCCTCGACGAGATCGTCGATCGAGAGGTCAAATGTCGTCGTGCCCGATGTCGTCATTCGTTGTACAGGTTGTCAAAGGTAACGCTAGGGTCCATATAGCTATCATCCTGCTCAGCGCAATGAATCCACTGGCTGGGGCGGAAATCCGGAGCACCTTCCCCCGTTGCCCAATACGCTGGACTCGTCACGCGAACACGATTGTTCGGCAAAGCCACAATGTTGCCAGTCCACTTCCCGGCATCCGTCAACATCAGCACGTGGCTCTGCTTGTGCTGCGACGGGCAATCTGCCACTTCGCTTTCAGCGTAGTCTACCGTAAACAAGTAGCGCCCGGTGTAAAACTCCCCGTCAATCTTGCATAACCAGGGGCTTGGAGACGTCCTTGCAAACTTAATCACCGTGTGGTGATGTGACGGGCAGTCCCAAGGCTGCGCCAGGTGCGTAGGCATACGCTCCGGCCAGTCCTCAAGCGTAATGTCCCCGACCAGGGCCGTAATGGGCATACGCGCCCACATGGCCCCACCGTGAACATTTTCTGATCCGTCTACATCACTCTCACAGCCAGTGAACACAAGCTGAAAACTCAAGCACCTATCCGGCATGGAGGTAACTGCAATCGCCATGGCGTGCAGGTACTCTCCATGGTACTTCTGGTGCATGTGCGTAAACTCTCGACGCACCCAGCACTTGAAGTACGGGATATTGCTGATCAGATAAGACATTAGTCGCCGCGCTTACCGCCGGCAGCCATCATCTTTTTCTTTGCAGCACCGCCGGCAGAGTAGCCTTTTTTCATCATGCCGCCACCCATCATGCCCATGGCCATCTTCTTGCGGGGGCTCATCATGCCGCCTTCAGACATCATGACTGGACCGGTCTTCTTATCGGTCTCAGACACCATCTTGTTCTTGGGGCCGCTCATTACTGCACCACCGCCGCGCGTTGCCGCGCCCATTCCACGTCCAGCCATTTTAACGCTCCTTTTTCATTGCACGGCCTTTTGAATCAGCCGTCTTACGCATTAAAGCACGACCTGTTTTATCAGTCATGCCACCAGTTTTCATCTTACCTACGCCATCAGCGGCAAAAGCCGGCACTTTCTTGCCGTCCTTCATGACCATCTCCAGCTTGTTGCTGGGCTTCTTGGTCTTGGTTTTTTTCATTCCCATCATGGCACATGCTCCTATCGATACGCTGCCGTCTTTTTGGCAATACGCTTTGGTTGTTTGACAAACTGCTTGCCTGCCTTGTTACCCGCTGCCTTTGCCTTGTTCGTTGCAGCCTTCTCTCCAGGGCTCAGCGCTTTCCACGCTGCGTCTGGTAGATATCGTAACTTACCTTTAGAAGGCTTACCAGAGCTTGTGCGCCACTTTTGCTCGCCCCAGTCCTTCAAAGATTGTTGGGGGTTCTTCACGACGTGTAACCCCCACCTTTTGCCTTGTACTCCCTGGCGAGCATTTGTGCTTTTCTCGCGGACCACTCGCCTGGGTCTCCGCCTTTGCCGCCTGCCTTGATCTTGTTAAACAGCGCCTTGCGCATAGCAGGCTTCGTGTACACCCCCGCTTGATTGACCTTAGACTTCGTGGCAGCCTTAGGCATGGTGCTTATGCTCCGCAATCATGCGGTCGATCTTGCTCTCAAGCCGGTCGAAACGATCCAGAATCTGTTGCATGTCCGCACGGAACTCGGCTCGAGTGATGTGATCACGCGCCATCTCTTCCCGTGTTTTGTTCAGAAGAATGCTAAGGCGCTGAAGCTCATCAAACTTCCCTTTAACCAAGAAGCCCATGAACCCTACCACCGCGCTGAGAACGATGTTCCAGATCATCATTTCCATTTAACATTTCCACCTTTTACGAGCTTGCCGAAGACGGCTATTCGGGTCCTTCGCAGCTTCTGGGAACTGCTTCATCTGACCCTCGGACCGTGCACAAAAAGACTTGCGACGCTTTGCCCGCGCAGGGCTGGGGTTGTCTTCCGTAACTGCTGTCTTAAGCTTGGAGCCTGGGTTTGCACGACGATAGGCCTTAACGCCCTTCTCCGTCATGCCTGCGCCGGATTTGGTCGATCGAAAGTTGCCCGACTTGACCGACGTAGCGATGCCCATGCCCTTCTTTGCCACGCTCTACCCCTTAAGCTGCAGCAGCGCCGCCGTAAAAGAACACCGTGACGCTGGTGACTTCGGCATCATTTACGTCTAGATACACGCCACCATCAAACAGGATGCCCATGTCCGGGATGATGATGTCATAGCCCCCTGCTGCAGCGGGTGTTGTGATCGACACAAGCGCTGTCGCAGACCCACTGGTGCCATTCTTAAGCGTAAAAGAAGAGCCAGTGTTAGTACAGGTGTAGTAAATGCCCGCGACACGTGTGCGACCAGAGACCAGCTGCCCATCGGCAGTCTTGGTTGCTGAACTTAGATTACTTGAGCTCATCAAAAATTCCTTACTCGACTTGGTCGACGGGAACCGGATCAGGCAAGCCCAGATCCGAGAACTTGAGGTCGGCTTCTTCAGGAAGATCTAAGCGGGCAATTAGTGACGACATCACGTCAATTGCTGCCTGGGAAGCAACGGCCACGTCATGCGCATGGTCTCGTTGCTGCTCCATTTTCTTGATCTCCGAAAGAAGAAACTCTTTCGTTATCTGCATCTTAGGCTGCGTTAGAAACCATCAGGTAGAAAGGCGTGCCTGATGCGTTCTTAATAGCGATCACATGCGACACGGCAGCAGCGGATTGCGTTGCAACCATGGCGTCAGGGAACACAGCAAACGTGCCGATGGTTCCAGTTCCGCTGTTCGTCATGCGCAGGTAAGAGGCGTTGGTCCAAGTGCCCCCAGACGCAAAGTCAGAGTCCAGTTGAACTGCTGCAATTGTGCCGCCAGGGTTCGTGGAAGAACCGCCAAGGGTCACGCGCAAAGCATTACCAGCGCCAGAGATGGTGCCAGAACCGTTGATGGACAGAGAAATGTGAGCGCCGTTGACCGTGCCGCCGGTAGCTGCGTTAGCTGCGGTAACACGGGTAAAAGCACGGAGAGTCTCGCCAGAACCGGTGGACGTGATATCCAGACGGCTGTAGTTAAGACGGGTATCGCCGGTCGTTGCAGACGACGAAGCGTAGAAACTGGAAATGTTTTGAGCGGTGGTAACCGTGATGGGGCTAGAAGCGGTTCCGCCGATAAAACCGTTGGCAGACTTGACTGGCCCAGAAAATGAAGACGTCGCCATTTAAGGCTCCTTTCGTGTAGTAGCACATCCCCGTATCGTCTCTACTACGTCTGCTAGGTCAGTCGATACAGGTGGAAATTTCCTAGATAGCTCGAATATACCGCAAAAAGAACAAATAAAAAAGGGGGCCGAAGCCCCCTTTTTCTTTAGGCAGCGCCTTCGCTACCGAAGATGCCACGTGGGTCGCTGAAGCCAAAGCTGTAGCGCTCACGAGCCTTGTAACGAACGTTACCGGTCTCAAAATCACCTTCAAAACCAGTTTTGATCACAACACGCTGGAACATCTTCATGCCGTTAGGAGCATCCGTCTTGATGAAGTATGCTTCCGGGTCGGTCAGGTAGTGGTTGACAGTGTAACCCTGGGGAACCATGCCCATGTTGCGGATAGCGTTGATGTCGTTATCTGCAGTACCAACACGCAGAGTGGACTTCAGGATGCGATCAGCCGTGAACTGGAGTTCCTTGGGGATAATCAGCTTGAGACCCTGAACAGCGATCTTCAGGCCACGCTCGTCAGTGAACGCGGCGATGTCGATCAATGCCTGCTCAAGAGCAGTCTCAGACAGGTCAGCAGGCGTAGCCAGCTTGTTCGCCAGGTTGGGACCACTCAGGGTGGGGTGGTTGGTTGCGCAAAGAGCGACGCCGTCGCCACCGACAGAGGTGGTGAAAGCACCGTTCAGCACAGCAGCCGCCTTGATCTGCTTGGTGGTAGCCATAGAACGAGCCAGGGCACGAGTGTAACGAGCGGCCAGGCGATCGTAGAGGTTGTCCTCCACAGCTTCTTCCGTGAGGGAGAAGGCCAGAGCGATCGTTTCGTGGGTATAACGAGCCGTGTAGACCTCTTGTGCGTTGTCATAAGCGACGCCAGCACCTTCAGTTTTGACGGGAGCCTCACCGAAACCGGAGAGCATCACTTCCTCTTCAAAAGCACGATCAGAGGTCTCGATGTCATAGATTTCAGCATGCTCGTTCTCGTAGTTCTTGTACTCAAGACCGAACAGAGCGTTGAGGCCAGGCTCAAGCTCTTTTACCAGTTGTGCGCGGGAAATTGCCATGATCTAGCTCCTAATTAAGGGGCTGTATTGGCAACGCCAGTGCTGCCATACAGGTGGGTGTTGATCTTAACGACTACGTCGACGTGGTTCTCACCGCCGGTGTTGTTCGGAGCATCGTAGAAGCCCACGATTTTCAGAACGAGACCTGCAGTGTTAGCAACGGTCGAAGAATCGAGCTCGGTGGCGGAAACGCCTGTGGTGCTGCTGCCTGCTGTGTAAGCGATGTTGGCGTTGAGGCCAATGTCAGCCTGAACCACGTCCTCGTCTGCTTGAATCAGGAACAGCTGGTTGGGGTCATCCAGAACATCAGCGATGATCTCACCAGAAGTGATGTTCACAGAACCAGGATAGAAGTTCTTCCAGGTGGGCTTGCCAGTGGTGGGGTCGGTGTAGTTACAGCCGTTGAACACGCCCAACGCAGCGGTGTGCAGCGTGGAGTCGTACTTAACAACGTAACCGCTAGAGAGGGTGACGAGGTCGCCCTGGTAGATAGCGCCAGATTGGTTGTCAGCAATGTTGTAACCGTACTGCTTCTGAGCACCAGTAGCAGAAAGATTACCTAGAGGCCGCAGACCAA